GCTCCCGCGTAGCACTTCGAGTAACCAATGAAGGGAAAAACTTGATTACTCGTGTATATTTATATAATAAATATAAAAAAAAAGACATCTATGATGTCTAAAAATCAAATATATATTTGATTAATTCTTATTCTAATCAATAAATTGTAATTTGTATTATTTTTTCTTTTTATTTTTTATTAACAAAATACCAATTACTATAAGTATTATTGATGGTATTAAAAACTCAACACTTCTAACTATTACATTTAAATAAAATGGTGCTGAATTCATATAGCTATGTAAATAATCAACATCTAATACAACTAAATATAATAATACCAATAGTAATGCTACAAACAATAAAACTAATCCTATAATTTTTTTTATTTCTAACTTTTCTTTTTTTATCACTCTTTTAACAATGTAAGTTATAGAAATTGCTAAGTATTCCAATATAGCAAAAATTGATATTAAATATAATGATGTTAATAATGTCGGTAAGCTACCAAAATGATAAATACTAAATATCTCTGCAAATATAAATGTTAAAACTAATGTAATAATAGTTAATATTATAATCGTTCCCTTTTTCATATTTTCCTCCTAACAAACAAATTGCTATTTATCTGTCATTTATATTATATCATACATATAATTTTATTAAAATACTCTTCTAATTGATTTAGGTTTAGATAATTCTCCTTTGCCTAGTATAATTTCACTTGCATACATACAAATAGAATCACAAGCATCATCATGTAAATTAGGTTTATCAAAAGAATACTTTGTCATATTATCCATAAGTCTACCAATATCATTATTAGGTTTAACAAGTGATTTATCTGGAAATATCATTTGTTTTTGAACTATACCCCTATTGTTTTTTATTCTTTCTTCTTTTTTTATGGTATTAAATTTTTCTACTATAGTACACCATGTAATACCTCTGTTCACCAATTTTTCAGTTAATAAGTTTTTTAAGGATGTATCTATATTGTTTTCTATTACAAGCATAGTAATAGTATTAGTAATTATTTTTTCAATTATTTCATCATATAAATCATCCATAGCTTTTTGTTTAAATATAGCATCAATTAAATAATGATTTCCATTATTATCATTTTTAAAAATTGGCATAGAAACATTATCTCTTCCTTTTCTTGCTGTATCTAATGTTGCCATAGAATTACTTGTTAAATTATTAGGTAAATCAATATATGTTCTTATACATTCCCAAGCAAATTCTCTACCTGTTGGTGCTATCGGATCTTGCTGATAAACACAACTAAATAAAAATGGGTCCGTAGTATCTTTTATTTGTTCAGCAATTTCCTGTGGATATACTTCTTCACAAGTTGTCTTACCATCTTTGTCTATCATAGGTACTCTTATTACAATAGTTGATTTATCTTCACTTTCCATAACATATGGATTAGCAGTTTCTTTTAATAAAGATACTTTGTTTCTATCTTCAATAACTCTATTTAATATATCTTCAGGAGTCCATTGAGTTCCTACAAATATAAACTTACAATTCTTACCATCTCTTCTATTCCACCATTCTGTCAACCATTTATCATAAATACCTTTATGTGTACTTTCACTATTAGCTTCTTCAGCACCTTTAGTCATATCATCAAATATAATTGCAAATGAAGCTCTTTCTCCTGTTGTTGATCCGTTTCTAGTTCTTGCTATATGATTAGATTTAGGTACATTAGCATTTTTTATTTTCCAATCACTTTCTCTTTCAACTTCAAAAGGTTTACCTTTATATAATTGAAATAAAGTAAATATTTCAGCAAACTCTGGACTTGATATTATACCTTTTATAGTTCTACTAAATCCTGATACAAGTTCATCTGAATAAGATAATCTAATCACAGAATTATTTATGTTTAAACCAAATCCCCAAGCGGTAAATAATGTTGCCAAATAAGACTTTCCCATTGATGGCGGATATGATACAACTATATATTGTAATTGATTATCAAATGCAATTCTATTGAGTGCATCTACATAAGGCCTTAAGACTTCTCTTCTATTAGCTAATACCTTTTTAGGTTGATTCCATTCTATATAATCTACAAAACATTCAAAATCTCTTCTAGCACAAAAACAATAAATCTTTTTATAATAATCAAAAAAGGAAGACATATAATCTATGCTCCCTTTTTCTATAAGATTGTATAATACTGGTATTAGTTTATGTTTAGCATTTTTTACTGAATTTAAATCATCTTCTATAAACCACAATTCTAATACTTCTATCATTGTATTACACCAAATTAATTTTTCTTTTTGACTTAATTTATTTGTTTTTAAAGCCAGTAATATATCATTAAATGTTTTTTCTAATTTATTTTCTTTTTTTAATTGGATTTTATCTCCAATTTTTATATTACTCACTTTATCACTCTCTCTTTTTTAGATAAAGTGCTACTATTTATTTTCTTCTTTAAATTTCTTTATTTCCTGTTTTGTTGCTTTTTCAACTAAACCATTTTTAATTCTTTCTTTTTCTATTTCATCATCACATTCAAAAATATCACCATAATATCTTTTTGTTTGATTATGAATTTCTTTTGCTGTTGTCTTATCTCTAAAATAATTATTATTTCCATCTTTATATATTGCCTTAACTATCATCTAATTACCTTCTTTCTCATTAAAATCTACAATAATAAATTTATCTTTATTATCTATTGCATTAAAATAATCTTCCATTATTTCATTGAATACCTTTTTGCACTCAATACTTGAATCAAAAGATTTAATTATATGACCTTCTCCACTTAAAATTAAAGTTTCTAAATCTAAGTCAAAAAAATAATCTTTTTCTACATTAAATTTGTTTTTATATTTTTCAAATAACTTTTCATTTAATGAAATTTTTTGTTCTTCTAATTTTTGTATTATATTAGGTTTAACTTCAAATTCTTTCGCCAAACCATCAATAGATAATAAACTCTTTTCTCTAAGTTTTTTAGCTTGTTCTCCATATATTAATTTAGGTTGTCTTTTACCTATACCAACTATATTAGTAGAACCAAATAAACTCCCCTTTTCTTCTTTAAATATAATTTCCATTATTTCCCTCTTACTTTCTTTATCAATTCATCTATTTCTTTTTTTGAATCTCTTGATGTAGGTTCAATAACCATATTAAGTAATGTTCCTAAAGGTAAATCCAAAGCATATTCAACTTTTACTAACCATTTTTTAGTTATTGTGTTATATCCATTTAAATAATTAGTAATATTCTGTGGTGATGTTCTTTTATCACCTAATTTAGATTCTATATTATTTATTCTTTTAGTTAATTCAACATTACTCATGTTTTTTTTATTTAAAATTATTTTGATATAATCAGAAACATTAATCATCTTTAACACCAAAATATTCTTTAAACTTTTTTATCATTTCATCTTCTTCTATGAAAAACGGATCTCTATCAAAACTATTAAGAACATTGCTCATTAATTGCCCAAATCTCCAGTCAGGACATTGTTCTTTCCATAATTTTTCTAGTTGTTCTAAAAATGGTTTTATCCTATTTATACTTCGCATTCATACACCCCTTTCAACACTTTTATAGTTCTTGGTTTACCACTAATCGTAGATACATAACCTTTGTCTTCAAGCAATAATACTTTCTTAAATACTGTACATATATTACAATCTAAAATATTTGCTAATTCTTGAAAAGTAGGACTATATCCATTTCTATCTATAAACCATTCAATAGCTTCTAAAGTTATTTTTTGTTTAATAGTTAATTCTTTCATTCTAACAACTCCTTTTTATCTTTACCTATCACCCATAACAATGTTGAAACTTCATCTTTCTGTTTAATTTTGTGTTTTAAAATATATTCAATTCTTTCTTTAATTTCAATTTCACTTTTTATACTTTTATGTTTTTGATAATATTCATATAATGCTTTATGTTGATGAACTAAAGTATATAAGTCAAATAAATTATCTTTTATCTTATTCATCTTCTCCACTCCACAACAATTCCTGGAAATATTCTCTACTCAATAATTTCTTTTTTATAATAAAATCATTCTTAACAGGTTGTTTATAATAAGTTAAATAATTAGATATACCATTGATACAATAGTTATAAGCTATAAAAGCTCTATCATATGTAGGCATTATATATTCATGAATAACATAAATTTTTAAATCAATATCTTTAATAATAATCTTATTATTCTTAATTAACTCTTTTATAAAATTTAACTTATCAACTTCTAATTCTTTATTAGATAAAAAATCTATATAAGTATCATTTTTAATTGCACATATTGGCATATTAATATTTTTTTCAAATATATATTTTATTTAGACCACTCCTGACTTAAATTCTTATATTCACTAAATTTAAATTCTTCATATAAAGAT